CTCTGTGTCTCTACCCAAAACCGTTTGCAGCCCATTAGAACCGCTTTGAGCCAGTAGGTGACCTTTTGTAACCTTACTAGTCATTTTCGTGGCTCTTTGAGTCGTTTTTGGGGGGAATCAAACCAAGGAGAGTCAGGGGTGTTAAAAGTGTACTAAAAAACCGCCCTCCCTTTGAATAATTGCATGTTGTGCATAAACACTGCAAATTCCACTCATCATCTCCACCACCTGCCACACGGGGAATGATGTGATCGACGGTTGTGCCTTCAGCACCGCATTGCTGGCATGTGTACTGATCGCGCTGCAAGATTCGTGATCTAATACGACGCCATTGACTTGTCGATCCATTGTTACCTAATGCACTGGCCACTAGTAGTACCCCTTGACCTTATGAAACTCCCACGCTTTACATGGTGTTTGATATCTGTGTTTGATGTAGCTAATTGTTTTGTCCAATTGTGCAAACGGGTCAAGCGTACCGTAATGCTTTGATCGCATTTGGCCTAAGCCATAATGACTACCATTGCGAGCTTTGTAATTCCAGCGAGATTCCTTGTGAATGATTGCATTGAAACATTGAAACTCTTTATACGAAACAAGCTTTACATGTGCATAGATTTTAAGATGATCGACGTTTGCTTGTGAATGTGCTACTGGTGTGCTTGTTATTGAAAGCAATGCCGTTATGGCATAAAGGTAGCCCAATAGCCGAAAGCGCTCTTGCAAGCTACCCGCCTCAGCGGCTTGCTTCAAGCGATTCCAGCGTAGCAACGTTGTCAAGCACTGAGCCTAATCTTGGGCGAGCCCCACAGGTTTTGTCCCCTTGTGGATAACTCTTGTGGATAACTATTCATTGTTAACTCCTATGTTCGCAACCGTCATAAATGTGCAAACGCTGCATTGGATCGTTTCAACACCTTCAGGCAGTAAGTCAGTTATCTTGTGAATGACCTGTTTTGTAATCTTCTTACACTTGCGACATTCAAATTGCACTGTTTGCATAACTAGATTTCCTCAAGTTTTCAATAGGTTGTAGGTTGATTTGCGATACCCACCAATTTGGTTGCCTAGAATGGCGATACTTGTCACGTCTGGCCATAGCAATGGGAATCCAGCCTTTGATGTCGTAATCAGGTGACGAACCAGTAACCAGCACGGCAATGTCATTTGGACGGTCGTATTCATGCACGATCAGCTGACCCGTGTCGTACTTTGTCCATTTGACTTCGATCGAATTGCCAACGTCAGCTTTGTTTTTCCATTTATGCTCAAACGGGTCAAATGTCAAACCAAAGTATTTGGCCACAACCCATTCACTGCCAATTGTCTCGCTGATCTCAAGAATGTACTCAGCAAATGACTTTGTTTTGTCATACATGTTGGGCATGGTTGACCCGCCATTTTGCTGGTACTTGATCGCAGCTAATAAACAAATGACTTGTTCATCACGGTGCAATTTCATTTTCAACGGCAACCACCGCAAAACCAAATAATCTTTTCAGTTGCGTCATAGCCCTTTTGGTAGCCAAAATCGTCATGCTTTGACAACATTGAGCATTTGTCACACTGGCTCATTTTATAGATTGCCACGACTGCACCGTTTTTAAGCAAACGGCACGTCATTGTTTGCGGGTTGATCATCTCGACGTAATCGCTCATAGGTGCAACCGATCTTCGCAGCGCTTACAAAACCAGCAAACCAAACCGTCGTCCCGATTGTATTCGTTGACCTGGGTGAAGTCGTCGCAGTCTGAACAATTTTCAACGCCGCCGTATCCGCTAAAACTGTAAATGTTGCCGTCGGGTGAGGTGTAAATCTTTTTTAAATCAAAATCGCTCATACTTGTGGCTTCCATTTTCCGTCACTTGCCAAAACATACCAACGCGGTTGACATTGTGTTGCTTTTGTGCGCTCAGTGCAGAAATACCCGCCCCACGTTTTTGGCGATCCGTCATGTGACTGTTTCCAAATCATGTGGCCGTGACTGCATTGCGGGCTTTCATCTGCCAGTTTGCCTCCCAATTCAGTGGCAATTTGTGCAATGGCGTCAGCTGCGTTCACAATGCCTGCTGCATGAACTTCCGCTTCGGTTTTGTAACTTGGCACGTCGCCAAACTTTGTCGTCCAATAGTCGTAATGCTTTTCTGCATTTTCAACCTGGGACATAACTTCTTTTGTGCTGCGTTCAGCCCCACCTAAAACAAGCTGCTGAACCCGCATGATCGCGCTCGTAACCGTATCCTCAACAAACCAGCGTTTCATGTTGGGTTGGTATGCGCCCAAATAGCCATAGGCGTAATCGACACCTGCGGGCTTTTCGTCCGTATCTTTGCGCCAGGCTTTTGCTTCAACAAGGACGTATCCCTTTTCGGCACTAAATTCAACAATGCGCGTTTCAATGCAGCCAAGCGGATAGGTTGCCAACCAGCGCTCAAGTCTTTCGCGTGAAGCCTCATAGTTATCTAGAAATCCCATTAGTTAACCGCCTTGTTGCTTAGGTGGCGAACCATTGATTTACGGCGTGCCATGCCTTCGCGCTTGCCTTCTTTGAAGCCTTTTGCGTATCCCGCAGCGGCTGAAATCACCATAAGAATGACGACCAGCACCAAACGACCCAGCGTTTGCGGGTCTAATAGATCAAGTACCATTTTTGAAATCTCCCGATTCTAGGCGGTAACTGCTACCACCTGACATCAGGGTGACGCATGATCGGCGCGCGGTCAAGAACCTTGCGTGTTTGTCGGCGTGTCTCCAGGCTTGGGCTTTGATTTCAGTCCATTGCCAGCAAGAACACCGCCCAATGAACCAGTCAAGAAAATTGCCAGGGTTTTCAATAGATCGATAAAAGCTGCGTCGTTGGGTGCTTGCGCGCTGACTGGTTGGGTGACGAAAATGAGTGCATACGTTATGCCAACCGTTACAACCAAAAACACGGCTGCAAGGGTTGAACCAATGATTAAGATCAGCTGCGCGTGTATTTCTTCGGGTGACTTACGGCGTGCGGGTCTGTTCCGATTCAATTCCAAGTAGGTCGTCAGTGCATGTTCCAGTGGGGAGACATTGCGGTTTTTGGCAATGCGCTTTCCCCCAGTTGTCGAATTCTTGGCATTCATAACGTGTCCACCCTTGATACCCGCAAGCGGACTGGGTTAGTGCAAGTGCCCAAACCAACCCAGCCGCTGCGAATCGTCGGCTCACTTCCCCGTAGAACCGAAAGCTGTGTCGTTAGGGTTTAACCAGCGCAAAATTACTGGTGCAACAGCTGCAACGCCTGCCATTGCTAAAGTCTTTGGATCTGTCACACCCGCCATGTATAGGGCAAGTGCTGCCGCCATGAATGAGCGCGCCCATGAAGCTGCTAGGGCTTTGGTTTTGTCCATTTTTTTGTCTCCTTCTTTGGCTTTGCAGCCGTCGTTGGTATGTCGATCTTTGGAAATTCGCCCTTGTACGGCACGAATTTTGGAATTCCAAAACCGACGATTTCTTTGCCTTCGCCGTACGAACGAACCTTCACCATAACCATGCCGCCATTGCGCTGGTCGCCTGTCCCGCTGGTGTTGCCTTCGATCGTCAAACATGTTTTTGAATCGATCAGTCCAACCACAATTCCAATGTGTGAAATGCGGTCAACGCCGTCGTGTGGAAAGTCCATAAACGCCAGGTAACCTAATTGCGGCATGCCTGACCAGCGTTGAATCTCTTTGAACTTATGTGCGCCGACGGCAGTGCCAACAACTGAATGAATCTTGACCCCTGCCTGGGCTGCACACCAGTTGACGAAACTGCCACACCAGGGCAAACCGTCTGCCTTTGTAAATTTGCCATACTTTGTCAGATTGTCGCCTTCTTCAACCGTGCCAATTTCAGCTGCTGCAACTTCAATCAACCGTGCGTTTGTGCCGTCAGGATAGGTCACGACAGCAACAGTTTCGCTTCGTCGTCAGTTAATCCCAAGCGTGTTAGAAGTGCAGCCTTAGCCTGTGCCTTAGTTGCAGCCTCAGCCTGAGCTGCTGCGCGGTCTGCTTCTGCCTGTGCTGCCGCTGCTTCATTGGCTGCGATTTCATCGGCTGTCAAAGGACGCTCGATGACCACGCCTGTTTCACAGTTGATTTCGATTGCTGTTGTCATTATTGCTCCTTTATGAGTTTTTGATGCCGTATAGATAGAAAGATGAACCTGAAACAAAAGTGTCTCCGTCAGCGGTCAAAGTTACAGAGGTGATTGCAGAGGTAATGTTAGATAGACCAGCATTAACATCTATGTAAAAAGCCGTTGCTGAATTGTTTTCCGTAACTGAAAAGTTACTTACTGCCTTGCTCGTTGATGATAAGTAATTAGGCAGATACATCTCCCAGTTACTAAAAGTGTTAGCCGTATAGGTTGAATCGGTTAAACTGAAGTAAAGATAAGTGGCACTGGATGTTCGACCACTGCTTGCAGTTGAACCAGTACCACGCAATCGGGTTACAGAATAGCCACTTGCTTGACCATTAAAGGTTGTTGCTATTACACAAGTTCCACCGCTTGAATTGCGAGATGATACCCTGACCACTAAATCAGTGTAAGTGCTAGGGATAGCAGAAAAGGTTACGCTTGCTGCGCTAGATGATAGGACATTGCTAGAGATGAGTGTGTAGGTACTAGGCATTTTTTATCCCATACAGAGTCGCGGTTGTGCCAGCATAGATAGTGCTAGAGGTTGAAGCCACAATGTCAATAGCGGTAATTGCAGAAGTGCTACGCCATAAACCAACATTTTTAGTTATAGAACCGCTGCCATTTTTATCAAATTGCTCATCACTCAAAACCGTCTTAAATGTAGATCCAGTATAAGAAAAAATGTCAGCCGTGTATAAAACAGGTTGTGAGCTTGTGCCAGTTGTGCCAGATGAGTTTAAGAAAATGCTAGTATTTGTATAACTGCTTGCAGATGCTCCATCTCCAGCCAAAACTGTTTGTGAATAATTTGCACCAGTGTCAGAATTAAATCTGAGTTTTAAGTCTGAACCATTAAAGCCAGCAAAGACTAACCGCAAATCTGTATAAGTAGCAGGGATTGAGCTAAAGGTAATCGTGCTTGCAGCACTGCCTAAAGTAGTGGTAGCGATTGGCTCGTATGTTGTTGGCATTTACGCTCCCTTGATTCCGTATAGTGAAAAGACTGAACCTGTCTCGTACTTGTCAATCTCATTAGTTAAAGTGATTGAATTGACAGCGGATGTAGATGACCACAAGCCAGAGCCAGCAGTAATGCGGTAGGCAGTATTAGCAACATTCTTTTCATTACCTGCTAGATAGCGCACAGTCTTGTTCTTAGTAGTGCTTGCATAATCGTGGATGTCAATGATACCCACGGCAAAAGCGTTAGTGTTTGAGTCTGCTGTATCCATTACAGATGAGCGAATGTTAATGTAGGTATTGCTAGATCCACCTGCTGAAGCAGCTGATCCGTTACCTTCTAGCCAATGAAACCAGTATGTGCTTGATGTATCCCCATTAAAAGTCAATCGGCTAGTGATGTTGGCATTGGCGTTATAAGCGTTCATGCGTGACATCATGCGGATCTGGAGCGATGCGTAAGTGCTAGGGATGCTAGAAAATGAGATGCTTGTGGCATCTGTTCCAACAGTTACAGTAGCAATAGACTCGTAAGCCCCACTAATCGCCAACCTAGACGAAGCAATAATTCCTGGAATAATCACGCCAAATCGCCAACAATCGTGAATGTGTTAGATCCCGTGCAGATGATTGAACAAGCTGAATAGCGGGCGCGCAAAACTGGCGCTGATGCTGTTGCACCTGTTGATGTAATTGTTACGCCTGCACCTTGGGCAAAACTTGTTAAACCAACGCCGATTGATTGCAGGTTAATAACATTGCCAGTTGTAAAAACTGACGGCGGAACGGTCACAGTCACCGCGGAAGCGTTTGAAGTCGTAACCCATTTATTCGCTGCATCAGCTGCAACAAGGGTGTAAGTCGTGCCAGTTTGGGCATTAAATGCAAGGGTTGAATCGTCTTGCTCGATCCAAGTGAAATCCATGTCAGTGTTTGAAGTCTTTGAAAGAACCTGACCCGTTGTACCGCCCTTTAGATCAGCCATTGATGTGTCAACCGCCTGACCAAAAACTGCAAAATCGGCGGGTAGGTCTGTGACCAGGTCACTCGACGTTGGCATTTGCCAATTAAAGTTTGTTGTTGGATTTGCCATTTCTTCCCCTTTTCTAAGCCACTATTGTGGCATTTGCCCAGTCTAAAGTCGGCGACACGCTTGACCATGTTTCGGTAATCGGCACGTCATTCCAACGCATTGCCTGTAATGAATAAGCCAATGGCGACAATAGCAATGTCACCGAAAGTTGATTGTATGAAGCTTTAAACGACCAGCCTTCAACAAAACCTTGAAATGTGCCTGAGTTCATGTTTAAGGGCAGGTTTTGCAGGGCAATTGCTTCACCCATAAAAATGCTAATTAGGTTGTCACGGTCGGCATTGTCGATTTCAGGGTTTGTTAAGTCAAAAGAAATTTCGCTAAAGATTGGCTCAGGCTCGGCACGCAATGATAAATAGAAATTTGCCTGGGCTAACGCGTCAGCTGAATTGTGCAATGTTGTAGTAATGATTTGTGCCAATGTGCCGTATTGGGCAATTGAGGCTGCATCACTGGCTGATTGCTCGTTGCTGCTCGTTGCGCCGTATTTGATAGTCAGACTGTTTCGTACGTCGCCCACGCGGGTTTCAATGCGTAAGCCTGCTGCACGTGCATGGTTGGCGTCAAGATCGACGTACCCGTTAGCTGCAAGGTATTGCGTACGGTGTGTTGAATCGGCATAACCAATGCGACCAGCTGAATCTTCGTAAATGTAACCCAGCCCTGACGTTGCCAAAGCTGAAACCAGCGAATAAACGTCGGTGCGTTCAGACGACCGTGCTGCAAGCTCATAATTGCCTGGACGATCGATTTCGCCCAAACCAGTATTTTCAGCGTTTGCCCAGGTTGTCGTCGGGTTATAGGTTGCCCAGGTCAATGCGCCAGGTACTGAAGCCCATGACCCAAACAAAACATTTTTCAAAATGTCATAAATCTGGTCGCCGTCAAATTCCTTTGAAAGCACGCCATTTGTCAGTGCTTTTGGCAAACGCGCCAATGCGCCCAATGCTGTGATCGAATAAGTCTGCGTGAACATGGTCGAACCCACGTCCCGTACCTCCAGCCCAATGTCAACCACGTTGCCACCAAAAATCGGCACAAAAGTGTTTGCAGTGTTTTTGACTGAAACGCCAATGGTTGAATTTATAGAGATTGGGATTGCAGTTTGATTGACGTCGATTAGCTGAAGATTGACATACCCTGCCTGCGCCTGCTCATAAATGTTTGTCCGACCGCTGCGAATAACAAGATTGGCCAAAATTGCGTCAGTGTATTCAACGCCGTCAATTTCAACCAGCCAAACGGGATTCCACTGCGTCATGCTAGTTGCAGGTTATTTGCGCCACCTGTGCCGCGATAGAAGCTGTTGTTTAAAGTTTCAACGATTGTGCGGGCTGTGCCTTCTTTATCAAATGCACCAGTCACGGTCAAGTTAATTGTTGTTCCCATACTGGCTGCTTCAGCAGCTCTAAAACTGCCAGCATTAAATGAACCTGAAACAACATTGTTTGTGGCTGACGCAGCAGCAGCAACCGCCCCTGCGATACCACCGCCCGTTGTGCCGCCACCTGTTGTTATGCCTGTTGGTGTTGTAATTGCTGAAACGCTTGGTGTTGAGACAGTACCCGTGGACATTGAAAAATTACCCAATGCGCCAGTTGACGTTGAAGCTGCGCCAATTTTCGGAATAAGCCCAATGTTGGGAACAAATGGAATTGCGTTGTATCCCTTAATAATCAAATTGATACCGTCAATTGCAGTGTTTAGCAATGGTTTAATTGCACCTAAAACCTTAGCAATGATCGTAATGACCAATTCGGCTATGTCGCCAACGACCTTCAATGAATCGCCAATGACCTTTCCAAGCAAGGGCGCAATAAACTTAACGACGTCAAAAAATGCTTTGAATTCGTCTTTACTATTCATGACGGCGGTTTTAACGTTATCGAAAACCGACTTTACGCCTTCAATAATTGGTGTAAATGTTTTCTTTAGGGTTTCGCCAAGGTCGGTAATTACCTTGCCAAACCCGTCGCCTTCAGTCAGGCTAAAGGCAGCTGAAAATGCCTGAATTGCTGGCAGTGCATTTTGATTAATAAATTTCAATAATGTGTCAAGAATTGGAAGCAATGCCGTGCCCAATGTTTCCTTCGCTTCGTCGAAAGCGACTTGAACGCGTGCAATTTTGCCTGCGTATGTGTCAGCATTTCGTGCAGCTGCGCCGCCAAACAATTCAGTCAGGCGACCTTGCACCTGCTCAAATGACATTGTTTTTAATTCGGCAGTGGACAAGCCAACGCCTAATTTGCCTAGAGCTGCTGTGTTGCCGTCGTATGCCTTTGATAATGAATTTGCTACGGCTTCGACTGGCTTACCAGTGGCCGCAGAAATGTCAAGCGCGGTTGCCAATAAATCTTGCGCCTTTGTTATGTCGCCCGTCGATCTAACTAGGCGACCAAGTGCAGGGCGCAATTCGTCGTCGGCAACACCAGTGGCCAATGACATTTGCAGAATTGAATCTTCGGTTGCCTTGATCTGTGCCTGGGTTGCGCCTGTTGCATTTTCCAATGCCAACGCCAATTGTGTTTGTGCTTTTTCGTCTTCAATAGCAGCTTTGACGCCTTCGATACCAATTGCGATTGCGGCAGCACCAGCGGCGGCGGCAGCTGCGGCAAATGCTTTACCAATGGCAACGCCAGCCTTGCCAACCTTGTCGCCAAATGTGTCAACGTCGCCTGACGCTGCTTTAAGCGATTTGTTAAGATTGTCAACGTCGCCAAGAATCGAAAGTTTAAGGGTGCGACTTAGTGACGCCATTATGTGTATTCCTTAACTATCTTTGAAAATGCTTGTTCCCATTTTTTTACAATGTCAGGTTGAACGCTTCTAAGTGTTGGATAAATAAACCAACCGCGCGAACCCCCGCGCTCGCCCCTGCCTGACCATACTGGGAATTGCTTATAACGATTGGAACCAAACTCAACGCCGCCCCAAACCTGTTGTGTCGTGCCGCCACCGCTTAATTTTTGACGCGCAAAACCGTAGGAGATTTCACCGATTTTTGATGATTTTTTTACAACTGCGCCGTCAGCCACTATTTTGGCTGCGCGGTTGCTTCTTTGTGAAGCGGCTGATGAAACTTTTTGTTTGACAAATTCTGCCAATTCTGACGTAACAATTTTTGCCTGTTGCGTTGCTTCTTCGTCCATTGCTTTGAATGATTTAAGAATGGCACGCAATTCAGCCTTATCGTAGCTAATTGCTTCAGTTGCCATTTGCTCGCCTCTCCAAAATCTCAATGACCGTCAAAATGTCTTCGGCGGTTTCAAATACGTCGGGTGGCAGCCCCGTGGCCAGGGCTACCTCCCAGACGATCCGACTTAGGCTTCCGACTGGGTAGCTTTTGGGTTTGCTTCACCAACGATCACTTCGGAAATAGTTTCCGTCCAAATGTCAATTGGCTTGACTGGCTTGCCTGCAGCTTCGCGCTTCATGGCGTTGTATGCCAAAAAAACTAAATCGGAAATGCCGATTTTTTCTTGCGCCTGTGCAATGGTGTTGCCAGTGTGCTTTTCCCATTTAACCCACTCAGGCGGCGCAGCCACGTAAGTGATCTGCGTGCCGTCGTTGTATTCAATTGTTATTGGTAACTTCATTTTTCCTCCCGATTGTTTTTTAAGCGAAGTTTTCGGCTGGTGTGCCAATTACTGTAAATGATAACGATACTGTCTGTGCATCAGGTGCGCTGCCTCCCACGCTTGGAAATGCTGGCAAAATCTGGAATGTAAATGTCGCACCGCTTGTAGCTGTCAAGACTGTGCTGATTCCTGTATTTGGTGAAGCTTCTGTTGCGTTCCACAAACCTTCGCAAAGTGAACCTGTTGCACCCCAGTCTGCAAGCATTTCGACGTCAAATGTGAACTGATCGTCAATGTGCTTATAGACCTTGCCGTCTAGTGTTTGATAGGTTTCAATTGTTGGGCTGTTTGACAAAACTGCGCTTGTTGCTTGGGCGTCGTAAGTATTGCCACCAATAGTAAAGGTGACGTCGCGCCCAGTTATTACTGTTGTTGGCATTTTTACTCCTTAGATTGTCTGTGTGTAGTAAGTTGAAACGTTGATGTCGGCAACCAGCATAGGGCTTTGACCTACTTCCAAAACCGTCGGCTTTTCGATTGTGCCTACAACGTATCCTGACGGCATTGCCGCAAGAATTCCAATGATGAGCTTTTCTAGATTGTCCAGTGATCCAGCATTGCTGTTTGAAGCAACAATTGCTGAAATGGCAAAATTGAGTTTAACTTTTACTTCGCTTTTACCGATTAGCACTACCTCGCCATAAGGTGAATCTGGCACGACCACGATCGCAGGCGGGATCGGTGCTTCGGGCACGCTGGGATAAATGTTGGCTGCAAGCGCTGCAAAAGAATTGGCTAGTGCGGCGCGGGTTTCGGCGATTGAATTGGCTGGCATTACTGAGCCACTGTTTCAACATCTAAAAATGGCTGCAAAAGTGTTGACACACGATTGGTCAAGCTGCGACCCATTCGGTATGGGGTAGCCGCGAAATCGACGCCCTGGATCTCGCCGCCAGCTGCAACACGTGATTGAAATACCTCGACCGATACTGCTAAAACGGCAGATTCAATTGCTGGTGAGTTTGCGTAAAGATTCACTGCCGAATAACCCGACAATGTAGCTGTGCCATTTGGCACGATAGGGCGAATAGCCACGTCAGCATTTACAAGCGCAGCTGTAAAAAAACGCTCGCCAATGCGCTCTGCCAGTGTGAAAGTATTGCTAAAAGGTGCAGGCAAACCAGTGACAATAACCGATTGACCTTCCACGAAATAGTGTGGCCGTACTGTGTAAAAGTAAGCAACGTTTGTCTCTAATTTGTAAGACTCAATTGCAGATGTGTTTGCCACAAGCATGGGCAAAATTACGGCTTCTGCCGTGTTAATGATCTCATCTAAAACGCTGTCAGGATACAAGGAAACGGAAACGCCAAGCACCGTCCGCAGTTGTGCGGTTGAAATAATACTTGGCATTTCCGTTCCTTTCGATCGGCTGCGCTACGCTCGGGAGGATACGTAGCGCATGATTAATGTGGGTTTCTTATGAAACCATGTAACGGTAAGCACCTGCGCCAAGCTTTGTAGCGACTGCGCCATAACCGTAGTAAGCAACGTTGACCTGACCTGTGTTGATTACGTTTGTTGATAGTTGCAGACGTGGAGACTCATACCATGTGTAGGCCGTTGGATTAACAACGATCAATGTGTTGTCGCCAAGTCCTGCTGTATCTGTTAACGCTGTTGAAACGCGTAGGTTTAGACCAAGTAGGTTTCCGCGAATTGCTGTTGCAGTCAATGTTCCGCCAGCGTTCTGAGGGTTAATTGTCTGCTGGAAAATTGGACGGTTTGATCCGTCAACCAAGCCCATAAGTGCGCCCCACTGCTCAGGTGAGACAACAATGTTTTGAGCAAAGCCCAATGTTCCCTTGTAAATTGAAACTGCTGCGTCTGAAACAAAGTCAGCAACTAAAGCACCAGTTGTTAGTGCTGCGCGGTTGCCGCCGTCTGTTCCACCAGTGATAAGTGCTGTTCCAACAGCAACATCTGTTGCCTTTGCGTATGCGTATTCCATTTGACGGACAAGCTCATCAAAAAACGCTGGTGAGCTACGGTCTAAAATTTCAAGGCTGAATGTCTGTTGGCCAATAAATTTTTGAACACTCACTGAAACAAACGCGCTGTTCATGTCTGTGTTTGAGGGTGTGCCGCCTTCTGAAGCTACTGCAACTGTTGGTGCAACTGTGATCTTTGGAATTTCAAAAGTCATTCCAGCGTCTGGCAGGGCGCCAGTCGAAACAGAATCGATAAATGGTCGATCTGCATTTGAAATGCCGTTGATGACTTCTGTTAGCTGACGTGTTGGTACAAGGCCAGCATTGTCTGTTGTGTCTGCTGCTGCTGCAACATACAACTTTGATTGCTCGTTGCCTAGTGTTGCACGTACTGAGTGCTCTAGGTAAGTCGCCTTATTTACGATTGGTGTGCGTACGCGCTGTGAATCTAGCGGGTTCGCAAGGGCGGCTGGCTTAGCAGCTGCCGTTACTGACTGTGCGGCTTCTACCGTCTCTGCGGTTGAAGCGTCCTTGACGGTGTCTTCCACTTCGTCTCCTTCGGTTGTTGTTGATTCAGGTTCGATTGTCGAATCTGAAATTTGGTCTTCCTCTGTTGCCGCGACTGACTCGACGCGGGCTGATCGAATCGCTGGCTCTGATGTCAATGCCACACCAGTCAATTCGCCCTTCAAAATGCGAACTGTGCCGTCCTTTAATGTTTCGTATTCGTCAAACATAACTTCGACGCTAAAACCGTCGCGCAAACCTTCCTGCGCTTCAACTAATGCGTCATTGCCAGCCGTGGTTTCAGCGATTTTAAAAGTTGCGTCAATTCCTTCTTTGCTTGCAGAAATCGAAAGTGTTTTGCCAATACGACGTGTGCGATCGTGTTCAAGATTGAGCAAAACTGACGTTGGCTCAATTGATCCTTGTGCGAACTGCACTTTCCCAATTGAAGCACTGCCTGTTTCCTCAAAAGTCACAATGCGACCTGAGATTGTGCGGCTGTTGGAATCAGCTGCAATGATTTGCATAGGTGTGATTACTTTTTTGCTCATAACAGCATGTCTTCTTCCTCGCGTATTTCGTCGATCGACATTGCGCCGATACGGTTTAAGATTTCATACACTTGCGCTCTTTCCATAGGGTTGCCACGTAGGAAATCGTCCAAATCAAATTTTACTTCGTTGCCCGCTGGCGTAAAGTCTGCAAATGACAAACGTTCTTCAATAATTGACATGTAACTGCGAAACGCAAAATCAACCAGGTCGCGTCGCTTGTCTAGGGCGTTTGCGTATGTAAATGATGACTGTTGTGAGTCAGTGAAATAGGCTGGCATGTTACATGCGCGGCTCAATTCCAAAGCTACGTAATTGCGTGCTTCGTTCAGCTGTAAATTCTTTGGATCGTAACCCAGGGTTTCCAAAGTCACGTCAGCGTTTAAAAATGCCGTTGATTTGTTGGAACGTGCTAGTCGCCAAGCGTTAAGCAATGCAGTAATGCGATCTGCGGGCAATGATGTGCCGTTTGACTTTAAAACCATTTGTGGGATTGGCTCAATAGCAAAATTCATGCTTGCTTTTTCTAAAGCTGCCGCAGCCTTGATTGTGCGACCTGCTCGGCCTAGCAAACCTTCCTGGGTATTAGGAAAAACAACCAGGTTAGAAGAATCAATTGAGCTGCCGTCAATTCTGTACGCTGTAATTTCAGTGCTGGTTCGATCTAATGTAAAAGTCACGCGTTCAGGTGCAATGCGTTCCATTGCTCTGATTTTGCCTGTGTCTGCATAACGATCAGTCACATAGCAATAAGCGTTTGGGTGGAAGAATAAATCTGAAATAATCCATGACCAAAACGTTACCCCTGGGATACGTGGGTCAGGTTGATTGATAACACGCGGCTGTGTGACCTTTTCGCCAGTTGCCACATTGCGTGTATGCATAGGCAATGAAGCGATCGTTTGGATAATGCCTAAAGCTCTGGCAATTGTTGGAACGGACATTGCTTCGGCTCGATTGGCCGTTGAAATGCCGTAATAGAAAAAATTGTTGTTTTCTGAATAGTACGGTGCAAGGTCAGCGTCAACCGTCTTTTTTTCGGCAGCCTCAACTTTTGCAGGTCGAAATAAATCAATAAATCCCATGCCCAAATTGTGTCAGGCTTATACGATCAACCCACCATGATGTCAAGATCATTCGTTGGGCGTGTCGCAAAATGTGTAACCAATGCTGTTGCCACTGCGCCACACACAACCGACTTTGACGCACGCCTTCCAATAACCCAGCCGCCGTCACCGCGACGCAATTGCACCGCGGATAAAACTTCATCTGTCAATTGTGATTGTCCCCTGTGTTTTAAACGACCGCTATTGATCGCAGACAACAATTCGTCACAAGCTTGCGGGTAAGCACCGTCCATGTCAAAAATCGCAATGCCAGCGGGTGCAAGTCGGGCTGCAACCGCCCCGCTTGTTTTGCGTGAGTACAAAACGTACTCAACTGCATACTTGCGGGCATAATCTGCTAAATCGTTGGCCACGGCCTTATCATCTAGCTGCAAGTCATTTGCCCAGGTATGTAAAAGCTTCACAACAAAGTTTTCATCACCCAATTTTTGAGCTGCAACCAAACTGCCATGTTTTCTGTCAGGCGAAAGATCGATTGCCAGCCAAGTTTGTTTGTCAGGGTCAAGATCGACGTTTTTGTCAAGGCAATTTGCCCACGACGCAGAATCGACCGCGCTGGAGATTGCTACAACCCAGCGGCACAAAACCTCGGTCATAATTACGTCAGGCGGGTCGTTTAAAACGCTTTTGATGTTGTCCGCGTGGATTGTTATGCCCATTGCTGGATTGCTGTGCCGTGCGTTTTCAACACTGATTTCGTCTGTGGGTGCTGACCATTCAAAATACCCGATTTCGTCATCTGCCCCAGCAATTTTAGCAAGGGCACGATCACGAAAAGAATTCAGCACAAGACTTGATTGGTCACCAGCATTTGTATAGGCCATGACCAATGGATTTCTAGCGGCCATAAGTGTGTAACGCAATGACGCGAATGATTCAAGATCAGTCATTTCGCGTAATTCGTCCAGGTGGATAGTTTCGGGACGTGAAACGCCGCGAGCAGCTGATCCACCAGCTTTGACCATAAACCGCGTGCCATGCAATGTTTCAATTTCTTCAGCACCATGCGCCCAGCGGATACGTTTGACCTGTTTTGCCAATGATTCGTTAGCTTCGATCAATGACACCAATGCCCTAAATTGTTCTAGCGACGTTGCCAGTCTGTGAGCTGATCCAATTTGCAGCGGCTCATTCCACAAAAACAACCCGCCTAAAATTCTTATCTGCTGCAAAAATGATTTTCCGTTTTGCCGTGCTACAACGCAGACATTGATCGGCGTTGCCCAGCGTCCGTCGGGTTTTACTTTGTGGCTGTGAATCAGGAAGAATTTTTGCCATTCCATAAGCTCAACGCCAATGCTGGTCGCCAAATCAATCAATTCATGCCCCTTTGAGGGCAAATCATTGAGCGGCGTGTGGATTCTAGGCGTAGAAATGCCAAAAACGCCTTCTGTGTCCCTACCCAAAACCGTTGTGAGCCGATTTAAGACCTCTTTGGGCAGTACGTGACCTTCTGTGACCTTGCTAGTCATTTTCGTGGCTCTTTGAGTCGTTTTGGGGCAAATTTGGACAT